TTGTGGACCGAGTGGCCCTTGGCCGCTCGGGACACAGGCACGGCGGCGTAGTTTGCCGCCGTTGCAGGGGTCAAAGCCTTTGGTTGCGGGGCGGCACGGTTAGGCAGGACAGCACTGGGCTGCGTGGCACAGGGGCGTTGTTTGCCCCTGTTGCAGGGCTCAGCAGTCGCAACTCTGTACAGAGTTGCGGCTGGTGATCTTTCTGGCAGGGGCCGGGGGCGCACCCGCGAGACTCACTGAGGAGCACGGATCCCGGTCCGCTCAGACTCGGACAAGTCCACCATCACCCCGGCCCCCCAAATATACACAGGGTACCCCCGGTTCCTGCACAGCGCCGCCCAGATTCGGCCCAGATCCGCCTCGGGCAGCCCCGTTCAGCCAAAAAAAAGGACTGCACAGATGCAGTCCTGGTCGGTGCCGCCCAGCCCCTTTTCGGGGCTGTACAATTTTGTACAGTTGCCAACAACGGAATCGGGCTCTTAGCTAGCCCAGGGTCAGAAACCGTACTCTACAGTATCTGTAACCTACCCCGGCGGAGTCGATCTATACTGCGTGGAGTCGTCGCGCTCTCCCTAGGAGCGCGACTCCACACGACTGGACTCGCCGGGGTCTGCTTCCGTCCGGAAACAGATCTGTTACTGACCCAGTACTAGTAGTGCTGTCAAGCGAAATCGTAGAGGGTCGAAAAGTGCAGTGCTGCGCTGCGCTATTCGGGAGTGTAGAAACGCTGTTTGCGGCGCAATTTGTGCAATTTGCACAATTGCGGTAGGTAGAAGGTGTTCCGGGTTTCATGTCCCCGGACGTGTTTCCTCATGCGGCGGGCCGGAGCTAGCCTCCTCCGGCCCGCCGCTCTCTCGGCTAGCTGTCGAGGATCGGGATGCCGCCGACCAGGATCAGTTCCTGTTCGGTGAGCGGCGTTCTCCACTCGACGAAGGTGGAGCCGATGTCGCGAAACAGTTGGCGCGTGCCGGCGTCGGGGATCACCCGGCGCATCTCGTCCACTGCGGCCTCGAGCATGAAGTCATCCCAGCTACTCAGCGGGATGTCTAGGTCGCGCTCGTCGAACTCGGCCCGGAATCGCCAGACAGCCGGGCTGTCCAGGTCTACGGACAGTTGGCTGACGAACTTCACCGTCTTGCGGCGGTGCTCGCCCTCATACCCGACCTCTCCCCTGCGTGCTCCACGTCCTACCATGCGCGTTACGCACAGGGCCGGGTCTCGGCCTTCGGACCCCCGAAACGGCTTCTCCAGGGCCAGACTGCGCCTCTGCTGCGGGCTGAGAGCCTCCTTCCGGTTCAGTTCGTGGTCCAAATCCCTCGTCGGCATTCTCTGCATCCTCCTCTGGCGTCACGTCGATCGTGGACGCCTCTTTGTGTTCAAGCGCAGCGTTGCGCCGGGTTAGTTCGCCCTGTAGGGCCGCGATTCCCTCCAGTTGCCGCGCAATCGAGGCAGATGTGGCCTCGCCGGAGCCCTCCAGCCGGGCCTTTTGCTCGAGCAGAAGCTCTCGCTTGTCGGACAGAACCGCGAGGACGTAGCCCAGGTCGCGAAGGTCGCGGATCGTCAGGTCTTCGTCCTTCACGCGGCTGAAGACGCTTCCGATTTTCTCCGCCGCCTTGTTCGTCAGCGAGGTCAGCTTCTCGATTAAATCGCTAGTCTCCGAAATCTGCTCTTCCACTGATTTGGTCAGGGAAATTGGCTTTGGCGGAGAAATGAATTTCTTTTCCTTCTTTGCCATTTTCTGCACCTCCGAGCCGCAATATAAACCCAATAATGAATTTTGAGGACTTCTCGACCGAGGAACTCGAGAAAATTCTTGCGGAAGCAGAGATCCACAAGCGTCGTCTCGACCGGGAGGCCGCTTTCGCGGGGTTCAGGCCGTTCGGCTACCAGGAAGACTGGTATAGGGCGGCGTTCGACAAACAGTCCTCGATCGTCGCGCTCTTCTGCGGAAATCAGCTAGGCAAGTCGACGCTGGGTGCCGTAGTCACCGTCGCACGGTGTTTGGGGCATTGGCCGAAGGCGATTTCGGGCAAGGAAATCCCCCTTCACTGGGCCCCGAATACCTGTCGAGGCCAGCGATATCTCGCCGCCGGCGAGACCTTCGAGGTTTCGCTGCGGGACACCATCGTCCCGAAGCTACAAGAGTTGGTCACGCCGGATATGCTCGAGAGACCGCCGAAGAGGAATTCGCTTGGAATCCCGACCCACTGGAAATTCAAGAGCGGAGCGGAACTCGTCCTACAAAGCTACCAACAGACAATCGAGGCGTATGAGGGCGCGGTCTGGGACGGGGTCTGGTTCGACGAGCCGTGCCCCGTGGAAATCTTCACCGCCGTCCGGCGCGGGTGCCTGGCGCGTCAGGCTCAGATCCTCATTACTGCTACGCCGCTGGGCGCAGACGCATCGTGGATGCTCGATGATCTGCTTTTGCCGTCACTTGACCCGGAGCACCCCAGTTTCGGCACCGTGGCACACTTCGAGGCATCGATCTGGGAAAATGCCGTCAGCAACGGTGGTGTCCTACCCGACGCCGAGATCGAAGCGTTTCTCTCGACTTTGAGCCCAAAGGAACGCGAAGCCCGGGAGTTCGGCCATTTCGCGAACCTCCAGGGCGTCGAGTTCGATTATGTGCGTCCCGAGACCCACGTCGTCCCCGACTTCGACATCCCGACGCACTGGCCTCTCGTCGAAGTAGTCGACCCGTCGATGAAGCGTGGGCTGACGACTATTTGGGCAACGGTAGACCCCGAAGACTTCTGGTTCGTCGTCCAGGCGAAGGTAATACCTGACGGCAGCTTCGCTGAGATGAGCCGCGAATTGCAACGCTGGCGCGACGTTCTTCGTCGCCAGCCCGACTATTTCATCATGGATCAACGCGGTGGGAAGACCACCCTCGACAAATGGGAGCAGACAACATGGTTCGACGAGTTTCGCAGGATGGGAGTCAACTACCAGCCATCGCAAGAGGTGCCAATGCAGACCCTGCACGGCTGGCTTCGACCGGAGTGGGAGCCCCGGAAGGAGAAGTTCGTCGCGAAGCTCCGGTTCACCGAGAGGGTGGCGAAGGAGGAGAAGGGCCCGATGCACGCTCTGTCGAGATTCCAGTGGGACACGGCAGTGCGGAACCGAGCACGTCTGCAACGCCAACCCAGCAAGGACTTCGTCGATTGTCTTCGGTACCTGGCGGGTCATCCGGGGATGCGAGCGGCCCGACTCCTGGCAAGAAAAAACGGGGCCGGCCAAAGGGTAGCAGGAACCGCATCAAGCTACCGGACGAAGGGGGCGGAGCCGCAGCAGATCCTATTCGGACGACGGAGCCAGAGACCGCAGTACGGGTTTCGGAAGCGCCGCCTGTAGGGCCGACGGAAGAGCAGATCGGTGCGGCGCTGTCCGACCCGGTAGTGCAGCACATCCTCGCGCACCAGCAACGTGCCTTCGAGGAGCAGGCGCGTGCGCTTCTCGCACAGCAGGCGCAGGCGCTCGAGGCAGAGTTTACCGGCAAGCTCGCAGAAGCTCGCGACGCCATGGTCGCGCAGCTAACCGCCGCTCAGGAGGTGCTCGCGCCGCCGCTCGAGGCTCTGAGCTCCCCGCCGGTCGAATCCGCGCAGGAAGTCCCCGCGCCGGCGGCTCTCACGGCTGATCAAGTCAGGCATATTGTGCAGAACGAGATTCGCGCTTATCAGGCACCCACAGTGTCTGCTGCAATCAGCCCCGCCACGCCTGCGCCGGTCGAGATCTACGATCGAAGCAGGCCAGTTTCGGCCTATCTCGGCTCCTACCGTCCCGGGGCTCGTAGATAAATGAGCATCGCGGACCTCCTGGCAGGGATGCCCGGGGCCGAGGGGTTGGGGCTGAGTCTCGAGCCTGAGCCCGCCTCTGTGCAGAACCCGAGCGTTCCTTCCTGGGCGGACCTTGTTCAGGACGGAAATCCGGCAGCGGTAGGCATCGTCAACCCAGAGCTAGCCATGGACCTGACCGAGGAGGACATCCTCAACCAGATCCAGACCGCGCAGACCGAGTCTCAAAACGCTCGCAACCTTCGGGACAACGACTGGTGGCTGTGGGAAGATCTGTACCGGCTCCGGTCGGTCAATCTGGACAAACAGCAGTGGCAGGCCAATCTCGTCGTTGGCGAACTGCGGCACAAGATCCACACCCTGCGCTCGCTGATGCAGTCGGCGCTGATCGATCCAGAAAGATTCTTTGCAATCATCAAGGAATCTTCTCTTTTCCCCGACGAGCAGATCCGGTTTATCGAGTCCTGGATGTACCTAACGCTTCGGCACGCCAACTTCCGGCAGGCATTACTCGACGTGCTTGAGGAGGCGTTCCTGTTCGGTACGGGCTGGATGCGGACCTCCATCCTCAATCGGCAGGAGATGAGGCCAGGCATCGCAACGGTGCAGGTCTACAGCGACCCGCAGCAGGCGATGGCTGCGGCGATGGCGGGTATGCAAACCATGCGAGAGGTAGTTGCGCTTCGCCCCGAGATCACAAGCCACATCGACTGCCGGGTGCGTCACGTCCGCTCTATGTTCCCCGACCCGCTTTGCCGTTTCGGAGCACCGGAGATGCGCTATGTTATCGAGCGGTTTGAGTGCGACCGCGAGGAGATCGAAGAACTTCACAGGCTGGGCGTCTACGACTCGATCGACGACATCGGCGAGGGGATGCGCGACAGCGAAGACCACTACCGCACCGAGCGGTGGGATCGAAGCCAAACCAAGCGTAAGCGAGACACTGTCCAGGAATACACCGGGAACCTGTACAAGGACGGCGAGCTAGCCTGCCGCAACTGGGTGGTGACTGTCGTAAATCAGCGAGCGATCACCCGCATCGGGCCCGCGCCGCTCTGGACGGGCAAGTCTCGGTACACCTGTGCGGTTCCGCTACCTCGCCAGGATGAGCCCTGGGGTGAGAGCCTGATCGAGGCCGATGCGGTTGTCGAGCATGAGATGAAGTCGCTTCTCGACCTTATGGTCGACGACGTGAAGTTCAGCGTCTTGGGCGCGTTTATGGTGGACGAGTCGCGCAGCGCCGAGCCTGAACCGATCACCGGCATCGAGCCCGGGCGCGTCTACGCCGGCGACGGCCCATTCCTGCAAAAACTGTCGTTCCCTTCTCAGGCCAATGGCGCATGGCCCCTGCTCACGCACCTTCAGGGGATCGGTGACAAGACCACCATGGTCAACGAGTTTGCGGCGGGGTCGCCGTCTTCTCGCGGGCGTCCGACGGCGACCGAGGTGCAGAGCAAGACGCAGTCCAGCACGGGCCACATTCACAACGTCGCCCGCTCGCTCGAGGAGGAGTTCCTCGAGCCGACGCTGACGCTGATCTACGAGTACCTCCTACAGTTCGGCTCTGACCTCACGCCGGAACTAAACGAGCTTGCACAGACGGTGGGCGGAGTCGGGCAACTTACCGACCCGGTGCAGCGGTTCAAGCTACTCGACGTTCCATTCCGATTCCAGGTGCGCGGAATATCAATGTTGGCAAACCGCGAGTCGCTGCAACAGCGCATCATGCAAGTCATGCAGATGGGCCAGCAGATGGGGATGCCCCCGGTCGATCAGGTGAAGCCGTTCTACACGCTCATCTCTTCGATGGGCTTCGCTCCTGAGCAGTTGGGGTACTCTGCCTCGCCGGAGCAGTATCAACAGTATCAGCAGCAGCAACAGATGCAGCAACAGATGCAGCAACAACAGCAGGAACAGGGGGGCGCACCGGCGCAGCCTCCTCCGCAGCAAGCTGGCCCCCCGGTGGGTGGTGGGGGGTCTCTACCGGCTCCACCGGCGCCTCCTTCCGCTCTCGGTTCGCCGGGGGGGCCAGCACCTACCCCTGACCAGCAAATGAATTTGGCCCGCAGCAGGGTTCCGATCGTCTAGGGGGCAGCGGTGATCGTCGACCCGACGAATGAGGCTCTCGAGCGCATCCACGCAAAACTCGAGCGGCTCGTCGAGATCGAGAACGCTCGGTCGAACGACGTATACCTGCCTTTCCACGATGTTTCGACGATCACTGGCACTAGCCTATTAAGTGCTTGGACGCCTAATCCAGGGCAGCGGTTTCGGCTAAAAGGTTTTGACGTGACGGTGATCGTGGACACCGACATTGCGGGGACTGACCCGGTTGTCTTCGGCTTTTGGGACGATTCGGTTTCAGACCCGATTGCGCCGGTGACAGGATTTCAGGCGAACGATCCCGAGGGGATGCTCTTCAATGTCTCGAAGACGTTGGGTGAGGGCGTCCCCTCGGGGGCCGCAGATCGCGTGCTTAAACTGGGCTGCAACGCGACGATCGGAGCCGGCGTGCTGCACGTCTTCGGCATCGTCTGGGGAGACCACTTTGTTCTTTAGGGCTATTGCTCTTGTCGTACTGCTTTCGACCCCGGCCTGGGCGGGGGTTGCCCGGGTCTGGGACTCGAGCGCGAGCAACATCTCCCTGTTGCGCTGCGCGTCGGACGACACGCTCAACGCAAGTGCGTGCTCGGCTACTACTGCGTGCAAAACCGGCACGGCGACTCCGTCCAGTTGCGCAGTCGGCGAGTGCTTCTTCGACACCGATGCGTCCGCCGGCCAGAATCTATTCGGCTGTACATCGGCAGACACCTGGACGTTGCTGGGAGACGGCACGGGGGCCACTCCCCCATTCGATCACGGGTCGGAGCTAACCGGCCTCGGGGACGATGATCACACGCAGTATTTCCTGCTCGCCGGTCGAAGCGGAGGGCAGACGGCAAGCGGGGGCACCGTTGCCAGCGACGACTTGACGCTCGACGCGAACACAGCGGCGAATGACGGCCAGATTGTTTTACAAAGCCAGGTCGAGCTATGGAGCAACTTCCCTGACCTTACTGCTGCGGACCAGTCGGCGTTCGTTTTCAGTGGAGACTTCGACCAGTCCGGTGCTGCCGTGGACAGCCGCATTCTTGATTTGAGTGGGACGATCCACGTCGGGCAGGCTTCGGCAGGGTTTGCCCGATCGGTGGGCATTGCGGCCCGGACAACGCATTTGCGCGACGACGCGACTTCGGGCGGGGCTACCGTTCCGCTTGCAAACGCGGTGGTGGCAGAAATGCTTCTGCAATCGACCGTTGCCGAGCCCCCATCTCTCTTGCGAGCCTTTGAAGACTCCTCAACCGTCGAGCACTCGTCTTCGGATACGGTCTCAGGGGCTGGAGCCGATCATGTAAGTTTCTTTGCGCAGCCCCGAATTAGGGAGAGTTCAACGGGTTCTTTCACCGAGAACAGGAGTCTTGTTGGGTTCCTGTACGCGCCTCGCATTGATGCGGCAACGGGCGGAACTGTGACGGCAAGCGAACTTGTGGGAGTCCGAATCGCAAACGAGACCACCTCTGGTGCCGGAACGTCGGGCGTGACCAAGAAGATCGGCGTTGAGATCCCCTACCTGACCGGGGCTGGCCCGCACTACGGATTGATCAATGGCGGCGCAACGGTCTGGACTCCACAGGAGTATTTAGCATTCGACTCTACTACTCTGCCGCACTCCGGGTTCTACCAGACCGACTCAATTTCGTCGACGATCGTTTCGGTGCGCCCTGCGGTTGGGTTCTCCTTCGCGGACGCCACACTAAGTAGCACGACTGCCTTTGCTGATGGTTCTCCCGGGCAGTGCTTCTGGCTTCTGAATCGGGATGCGGTTCATACGTTGACCGTGCCGCACGGGGCCAACACGAAGAACTTGGGAAGCACGTCGGTTGTCCTAGATCCGGGCGAGGCGGCGCAGTGGTGCTTTCTGACATACTGCACCAACGCGGCGTGTTCTACTGCTCAGGATTGGGTGCAGACCTGGGCCCCCCCCGCTGCTGGCGGCGGTGGCGGCGGTGGTACTACGGTCTATGCGGAGGTCAATTTCGACGGAGACCTGAATTGCGGCGGGGGTACAGTTTACCTCGGCCAAGCCGGGTGCAACGCGACGCGCACAAGTACGGAGTGGAGCGTCCCTACAACGCTTACCGTCAAAGAGTTCTGGTGCATCCAGACAACGGACGGCTCCTGTGATTTTACGGCAACTTTAATGAACGGGGGCACCGCAAGCACAAACCTGACCGTCTCTCAGACGGTCGATCTTCAGACGGCTTACGCCAGCTATCCCTCTGGCGAGAGCTTTGCGTCGACCTTGGCGGTTCGGATCGTCGATGACGGGGCTCAGGCGTGCTCTACAAACGCCGAGTTTCATTGCACGGTGCGCTACGAGTATTGACCGCACCGCGATTTGCCCTTATTTGCGCTCAAAAGTGGCGACTTTGCACGAACTTCAAGCCGTTGACGATCAAGTCACCCGAGCGGCGGCTCAAGCCCCGAAAACGCATCAAGAGGCGTTTCTCACCTACTTTGTGAGGCGCCGCGAGCAACTTTTGGCTGGCCTTGGAGACACGGCGAGCACCTTCGAGGCCGCGAGGATTGCCAAGCACGTCCGTAGCCTCGACAAGCTGGTTGCTGCCGGCGGCATTTCGCTGCCAAAGCGACGTGCGCTAAAGGGAGCAAAGCCGACCCCGGGCTCGACCGGCCCGGAGAACCGACTGCACCTTTCTCGGCTCCTTTGCCCCGACGGATGGCAGGAAACCGTTGCAGGGCCGTTCTCCGCTTTGGCCGACGAAGCCCTGAAGCGGCTGATCGAGGAGGAGAACGTCGAGGAGAATCTTGCGCTCTACCTCGAGACGACGAAGTTCCTGCGATACTTGAACGCAGTCGAATCAAACGGACGCGCAGCAAACGCCGAGTTGTTGCGGAAACGAAAGGTGGCATTCAATGGCTGAATCCGAGCAGCCGCAGAACGACCAATTCCAGAAGTATCTCGAGGATTTCGAGAGACGCCAGCAGTCGCGGGACGCCTCGATGGCGGAGATCCAGCGCAACCAGCAGGCAATCGCCCAGCACCTCGCGCAGCAGACCCAAGCGGCCCAGGCACCGAAGATCGCGCCAGTGGAACAGTCGAAGGTGGACGAGCGGCTCCTGCGAGAGTTCTTCGAGAATCCGACACGCTGGGTCGCGGAGTTGTCCGAGGTCCAGCGCAATCAGAGCAAGCAGTTGGTCGACCAGGCCCTGTTGCAGTACGAGCAGAACCGTCGCACACAGGACGATTACCAGCAGTTCTGGGGTGGCTTCGTCCAGCACAACCAGGATCTTGCCGATTTCCTGCCGATGGTGCGTGCCGTTTTCGATCAGACTCCCGGGCAGACCGCGAGCGACCGGGCAAACACCGCCGCAGCCAAGGTAAGAGAGTTGGTCGAGGCCAAGCGAGCAGCAGCAGTCGACGAAGACCGGCGCACGGGCCAGCAGGCGCGAATGACCGGCAGCGCGAACGGTCGGGGCACTCCGGTGCGACCCGCCGAAGAGCGCGAAGTGGATGCGAAGCAGTTCTTCGACGAAGGTATTGCTGAACTCCAAGAGTGGAAGAGTAAACGCATGATCTACGGCTAGCGCCGTTCCTTTTCTCCCCGTGACCGACGGGGGGGTCACAACGCCGATCGGAGTCAGAGGATGCTATTATGGCCGGAGGCCAGACTTTTAGCGTCGCATCGTCGATCGGCAATTTTGCTACCCAGAAGCTGACCAAAGAGGTTCGTGCTCTGGGGCAGCCGATGATGAGGTGGCGGCAGTTCACCCGGGTTGAGCCCGCCTTTTCGGCGCGTCAGTCCGACACGCTCCTGTTCCCCAAGCGACTCAACGTACAGGCCGACCCTTCGACCGGCGCGATCGTCCCCGAGAGAGCCCCGATCCCGAGCACTGGGTACTCGACGCTCCAGGGGCAAGTGATCTGCCAGAAGACGGCTATCAAGATCCCGTACACGCTCGAGGCGACGACCTACTCGGAGATCGACCTCGACCAGCAGAACAAGGAAGCCCTGGCTGATTTCCTCGCCAAGGCCCTCAACTACCGGACCTTCCGGGCGTTTGAGGACTCCAACGTCGTCTACACGGCGACGGGCGACACAACTACTCCGGCGGCCACCTGGTCGACAAACGGCACCCCGGGCGCGGCATCCACTCGCGACATCGAACTCTTCGATCTGAAGAACATTGTCGACGCGCTTAAAGCAGGCAATTACGGTGGAGCCGCTTCGGCCCCTGTCGCTCCCTACGATGGAGCGAACTACCAGCAGATCTGTTCTGTGTCTGCGGCACGCGCATATCGTGACGATCCTGAGTTTGAGGAAGCGGCGCGATTCGGAGACCCGGCCCGCATCTTTGCGGGCGAGGTCGGGCGCATCTACGGGGTGCGAACAGTCGAAGACAACCACATTCTTGGCGATACCCCTGCTGGTCATAAGGGCGAGGCCATGATCTTCGGCAAGGATCCGGTGATCGAGATCGTTGCGCTGCGCGAAGAAGTCCGCATGGAACAGCCGGCAGAACTCGGCACCGACATGGCAATCGGCGCGGTCTACCTGGGTGGGTTCAGCATCGTGTGGGCCTACAACGCCGTCACCGAACCCGACAACCGCATCGTCCGACTCACCTCGGTTGCGTAATAATCTGCGCGATAGAAGGAGAAAACAGAAATGCAATTTGGAAAGCAGAACTTCGTCGCCAGCAGCGATGCAGTGGCTGTGGGGTCCACCGCTACGGGCGGCGATATTGTTTTTGAGATTTTCGCCGGCGGCAATGGTGTCGTCTTGAATTCGGTGGCTTTTACCCCTGTTGTTCTCAATACTGCCACTGCACAGGTTATTAGGTTCTGGCGGCGTCCGAAGGCAGGAACTGCAACGGACCAGCGGGCAGTCACAATCAATGCCGCAGACGGAACGGGGGCGACAAGCATGACCGTCCCGACCGACCAGGCAGCGGGCGACGTGTTCCGCGTCTACTTCGGCGGAGATGGGGACGAGGATCACGTTCTCAATCCAGGCGAGAGCTTGGCGGTCGAGTTGGACGTGGCAGGAGGCTCCGCCTCGACCGGCGTCTTCACCGTCCACGGCTATCAGTTTGAGGTCGGCGCTGCGGTTCCGGTCAAGGGTGGGCTCAACGGGCTCACCGGAGATCAGGACAAGCCCAACTCAAACGGCGCAGGCAACATCCGCAATCTGGTCGGATGATGAAAGGCGGGAAATCCGCTGAGAGTTCTGCCGGGACTTTCGCTCAGATGAGAGCGAAAGCCCGGCAGGGCCGTCTGGCCGGCAAGCGATACCCGAAGGACGAATTCGGTAAGGGCCCGATGCCTCGAGACGTGACACCCAAGCGGGTAGTCTCGGCGGCAGAGGTTCGCGCTCGGGCAATGGGCCTCAGCAACAAGAAGCCCATGAAGACTCCGCGCACGGGCCACGATCCGATGGTCTACCAGAACGGCGAGAAGAAGAAGCCGCCGCAGTTTATGTGATCGTGGCGACGCTCGCTCAGTTGAGAGACCGTGTGCTGGCAAACCTCGATCGGGAGGATGCCAGCGCAGCGGAGCAGACCAGGGTAACGGATTACATCAACGAGTTGATCCGCGAAGACTTGGCACAACTCCACAACTGGGCGTTCATGGAGCACGAAGAGGACATCACCTCGGTGGATGGGCAGGAGGACTACGCCTTCCCTGACACGGGCAGCGGTGAGCTATTTAAGGACTGTCGTTTCCTTCGGTTTCGGACTACCTCTACGGAGGAATTTCGCGAACTGACGGAGATCCCGGTCCGCGTGCTAAACCAAAACTTCCAAACCCAGGTCGAAGGGCAACCGACAGTATTCGCTCGGGTTGGCAATTCGTTTCGGGTGCGGAGCGTTCCTGACGCGAGCACCTACACGTTTCGGGTCTCGGTCTGGGAGTATCCGGCGGCTCTTTCAGCAGACGGGGACACCAACGACTTCACCCTGTACTACCCTCGCCTGATCGAGTTCGGCGCGACGGCGCGGGGCTTCCTGCATTACGGTGAGCTCCAGGCCTCAGGATATTGGTCCTCGAGTTTTGCAAACGAGCGAGACCGAGCGATCAAGATCGACCGCCAGCGTCTTGCGCCGAACGAGCGCACCCTAGTGCCAAGCACCGCAGCCGGTCGGCCCGGCGTTGCAACTGTGCGAGGCCCCCGCCATCGCACCGCACCATTCTCCTGGTGGACGTAAATGCAGTCTCAAGACGGGCAGATCATATCGCTCGGCCCGTTCGGTGGACTCGACGGGACACGTTACGCTGACTCTCTAGGCCAGCCGAGCAATCCTCTACCGCAGCGCGGGGGATACAACGTGCAAGCAGTCGATGGGGAGTGGTGGAGTCGGGCGGGATACGCCTGCGAGACGGCAGGCACTCGGCAACGGTGGGGATCGGTGCCGTGGCGGTGGGCGATCCAAGATCCGTCACTCCCAAGCTCGGTAATTCTTTGCTCGCCGGATCACATTTTCCAGTATCGACCTGGAACTGACCGGCTTATACCGCTTTACGCCGAGCAAGTGACAGAGTCGATCTCGTTCACGAACGGTTCGCGGACCGCAACTTCGACGAGCACCTTGAAGGTCGGCGACTTTGTTCTTCTTCTGCCCGACTCGGATGAAGCATACACCATCACGGCGGTCTCGGGCACTACCATCACGCTCGAGCGCCCCTACGAGGGGGCGAATGGAGCAAAAAGCTGCCGCGTCTACGAGTCGCTACGAACGACGCTGAACGGCGGAACTGGCGTAGCGGTGCAGTATGTCGCCGATTTGTATCGGGGCACCGGATCGACGAATCACCTCGCAAGCGGCGTCGGCATCATCGAACAGCTCGTCGAGCATTCGGCTGGCTCTCTTCATGGCTCGAGCCCGGATCTCGTAGCGGGACACCGCTACCTTGTCATGGCGCACAGTCTCTTGAGCAGTCCGGTTGCTATCGACCTTGATGACTCAAGCGGCACTCCGCTTTTCAACTGGGCGTATACCCTTGCTTACGGCGGGGCCGCGATCACCAACCCCAAGCTGCTCGCAGTCCACAAGAACCGTGTCATGATCACAGGTGACGACCCAAATGGTGAGTACGGCGAGAAGACCATTTGGTTCTCCTGGCCGAATGACCTTGGGTTTTGGCACTCAGGACTGTCGACTGGATTTTCCGTAGGCAACTATCAGACATTCGACGGGCACACGAACCACATCACCAGCCTCAACTCGCTAGGAAACAGTCTGGTCGTTTACCGAGAACGGTCGATTGAACTGGGCCGGCCCAGTGCGTCCCCGAGTGCGCCGTTCTCCTTCTCGTCCCTTAAAACCAACGTCGGATGCGTTTCCTACGGCAGCGTCGCGGAGGCCGCCGGACGGCACTTCTTCTGGTCGAGGGAGGGCCCAATGGAGATGACCGAACAGGGGCCGGCACCGATAGGCACCTCGTTGCGAACTCTCCTGAGTGAAGATTTCGACCAGGGCATCTTGCCAATCGTCGACGAGCAAGCGGGGCGCATCGCGTGGCACCTGACGAGCGACCGCCATCGACTAGTCTCTACTCCAGCCTACGCAAGTCTTCAGACAGGTGACGAGCAGGGCACCTACAGTGCTTGTACTGTTGAACTTGTCTACGACTATCAGAGAGGTTCGTGGTGGTGGGAGGACCGGCAGAACTGGTGCGGAAGCAATATCCCCGGGTCCGAGAAAGAGGTCTATTTCCCGATCCAAGACGGCACCGTGTTGAAGCTCGACCGGGACGGGGCGAAGGACGCAGACGACACTGGCCCCAACGCAAGCGCCGTGGACGCTCTGGTCCAGACTCCATGGATGCGGTTGGGCGCACCGAACCGGCGCACCATGATCCGCCGGATCGTTATGGGGCTGCGCAGCTTCAATTCTAACCCGTCCGGGCGTGACGAGTTTACTAACGTATGGGGCGCACCGGGCGATACTCTGCACCTCGGTACTCTCGATATCTACTGCGACCACGACGCAACCAATGTTCAAGCCAGCCAAGACGTGTCGATCACGGGCAACGAGATGCTGGCCTATGCCTACGATGAAAACTGGCAGTTGCCAATCCTTGAGTTCGTCCTGAACGGACTGCGGAAGAGCGCGATGACCTACAAGTTCGTTTTCCGCAATGCGTTGAGCGCAGCAGCAACCGCAGCAGGCCACACGAAAGCCCCGTTTCGAATTGCCTTCATCAACGTGTCGGTGACGCAGGGTGAGGGCGACAGGCCGGAGTTTTGGCGATGAATGACCCCTATTCGAGGACACCTCGACGACGCACCCCCGTGGGCGGGCGCGAACCGTACTCGCCCGAAACGATGGAAGGACTGCGAGCGATAGCCGGCCTTGACCCTGAGGAACTCGCGGACGCAGCGCGGCAGCAGGGGATTGAGCCCTATCCCAACGGTCAGCCCGATCGAGAGACGCCGCGCATTATCCCAAAACCGCATATGCGGTCGAAAGAGTATCGTGAAGAGCGGGCTGCGGCAGCCAAGGAACGTCGCCGGGAATGGCTAAAGAAGCTCGAAGATTATCGGAACCCCCCCAATCCCCAGCCTCCCTCCAATTGCCCGCCACCTTGGATCTCTCCACGCCCGCCAGAGTGCGACGAAGATTACGAGCCGCCCGATCCCGGACCCGGTCCCGACCCCGGACCCGGCCCCGACCCCGACCCCGGCCCCGGGCCTGACCCTGACCCTGACCCCGATCCCAACCCCAACCCTCCGCCGGGCCCGGCCCCTGATTACGGTCCGTTTGGGGCGGGGTCTCCCTACGCCGGGCAAGACCCGTTCTCAAACCCAGCAAACCTACCCTACTACTGGACTCCTGACCTCGGATATAGCCACCTCTACGCTCCCCCGTGGGGAAGCGGTTACGGTGTCCCCACGCAGCAAGAGTATGGCGGTTACGCTCCTGGGACGTATGGGAATTACTACCTTGACCAAGGGAATTGGGGAGACCCTTATCAGCCCCCGCAATCGCGGGCTGCCGACCCGAGCGCGGCGATGACCCCCTACCCCGCAAATACTTATGGGTCTACTTATTATGGGACAGGCTATTCGAGCTACGGCTACCCGAGCTACGGCTACGGCTACCCGAGTTACGGCTACGGATACTACTAGGAGCGACAAGAAATGGCGTACAACAATTTCGGTGGATATGGCGGTGCCGGATCTCAAAAACGCGCAAAGCGGATGATGGGCGGCGACTACATGGGGCAACAGGCTGGCGACGGCATTTACAACTTTGCTTCGAGCCAGCCCGCCGAGCCCGCCGGGTTTGGAGGCAAAAAATTTCGACTCAAAGACAAGTGGCCCGGGAAGACTAGCTTCGGCGATCGTCCCGAACGCCCCCCGTATGGGGATGGCCCCGCTATTCCTCCCAGCCGCCCACCGTCTGACAAGCCTACCCCCGTTGATCCTCCCAGCCGCCCGCCGTTTCGACCTAGTCCCGTTCTGCCGAGCGAGAATGACAAATCTTACGGTGGCTATTTTGGCCGATACTCCAAGCCTACTCCGGTAGGCCCGGGGATGCCGATGCCTCCCGAAGCTCAGGGGGGTGGGGCTACTCCCGGTGGGGGGGCTGCTCCGGGGGTCGAAGCGGTCCAGCCGATGCGGCCGCCGCCGCCGCGCACGGCAGACCCGACCGACCGCCGCGCACAAATAGATTCGAATCGGCAGGCTCTGAACGACTTGCTTGACCGTGAAGGCATAGAGCGCCCGCAAAGCCCGCAAGTGCGCCCGCCGCGCACGGTAGACGAGCGCCGCGCAGAAGCGGATTTGAGGCGGCAGGCACAGCGCGACGCTCGCGACGCTCGTCGCAATGAGCGTGAAGACCTTAAGCGCCCGCAAAGCCCGCCGGCAGAAGCGATTGGTGGAGGCCCGGTCGAGACGGCCCCCGCTGCAAGTCCAGATCGCAGGGTTTTGGCCCCAGAAGAGGGCCTTCCTCCGGGGGCCACGCTCATGTCTACTATGAGCATTCCCCCGCAGTATTTCTACCAAGATCCAGAAACCGGACAGGGTGTTTCTGTCCCTGAAGGACACCCAGCAATCAAAGAAGCGAATGGTGGAGGCCCGGTCTATGACATACATATGGGCCTGCCCTCGAACGCGACTCCGTCTAATGACCCGAGGTTTTCGTCTCCAGCCGGGCCGGTCTATCCCGAATCGCCCGGCGCAGCACTGCGCTTGGACATACCCTCGAACGAATTTCTGAATGGTCAGATACCAGTCGATGACCCGCGCCTGAGACGACTTGAAGCACTGCCGGGTCGTCTACCCCAGCCGCTGGAGATGCCCTACCCCGGAATGCGACCGCCTCCGCCCCAGGGCTACAACTACTTTGACGGGTCGCGGCAGGCTGGCTTCGGTCCTTACGGCATGAACCCTTTCGGGATGCGCGGGATGGGCGGCATGGGCGGCATGGGCGGCATGGGCGGCTACGGCATGGGCGGAATGCCCGGAATGGGCGGGATGCGCGGCTACGGGATGGGCGGCTACGGGATGGGCGGTTACGGCATGGGAGACGGACCCCTGTCGCTCCTGGTCGGCGGGATGGGCGGCTACGGGATGGGCGGTTACGGCATGGGCGGTTACGGCATGAACCCCTACGGCATGAACCCCTACGGCATAGGCGGCTACGACCTACGCGACCGGAGCAACTACGGAGCATAACCCTGATGGCTTTTCCCTATCAACCGCAAGCTGCACCGCCCATGAGCCCGCAGGGGCCGATGGGACCGCCGATGGCTGCGCCGCCGATGGGGCCGCCAATGGGACCAGGACCGATGGGGCCGATGGGTGGGCCCCCAATGGGACCGATGGGGCCGATGGGCGGACCGCCGATGGGGCCAATGGGGCCGATGGGCGGACCGCCGATGGGACCGATGGGACCGATGGGTCCGATGGGTCCGATGGGTCCGATGGGTCCGATGGGTGGACCGCCGATGGGTCCGATGGGTCCGATGGGTGGACCGCCGATGGGACCGATGGGGCCGATGGGACCGATGGGGCCGATGGGTGGTCCACCGATGGGGCAGTATAGTGCGGATCCGCAACCGTACTTGGCTCGTACTGATGGTTTGCCGCCCACTGCCACAGCGGCCCAACCGCAGAACTTAAGCGGACCACCCATTATCGATCTTGACCCCGAGGCTAAGGGGGTAATGGGCGACAATCAATATTACGACCCCGAGGACGTGACCGCTCAGAACCAGCGGTTTCTTATGAGTTTGATTTTGGGGGTCAATCCTTCAGGAACTCACATGGCTGCGGAGGGGCTCTTCGGGGAAGATCCCTTCTCGATGATGAGGAATATGATGGCGTCCATGATGGACCCGTATGGTCAGAACCGTGGCGGTCTGCCCGGGTACACCGCCGACCATCGAATCCTTCAGGACATCGCTCGGCAGAAGGTTTTGGGACAAAACGCCGAGGGTGCGCTGGGGCTCGGATTTACCGAGCAGTTTGGCTACGGGAGTGACCCCTACGCCAGACTCATGGATCGGATTAACGGGCAGGGCGCTCAAATCGCTGCCCGGGACGATCAGGGCAATTTCGACGAGTTCACTGGGACCGAGGCCCAAACCGCCATAGACCTAGTTTACGGAGATTTTCTGGACCCCGACACAGACGGGAACGTCGTCAACCAGTACATCGGCGTCGGAAACGAACTGACAGACAACGTCACCGACGTGAACGACAGCTTACTTTCCGGCACCGAACGCGCAGGCGAAGGTCTTGTCCAAAGCATGGGCAAGCTAAACAACCGCTACGAGAAGACCCTGCTCAACAGCATCAACGCCGAAGCGCAGAAAACCCTCGCCCTCCAATCTCCCGAACTTCAAGCGCAGATGGAGATGGCTGGGCTTGGACGGTCTGGCGCAAATCAGATGCTGCAAGGCTCGCTCGCTCAGGAGATCATGGGGCAAGCGAACCGAGACAAGTACCGCACCCTCCAGCAGTTTGCCGACACGGGTCGGGGCTTGGACGCACAGGCTCAGTTGGCGAGCTTCGACGCAACGCGGGGGGCGCTCGGTCAAGCCGCCGGGCAGGGGCTCCAGGGTGCGTTGAGCCAAGCCAACCTAAGTGCGCAGGGGTTGAACGAATTCGGAAACCTGACTGCAAATGCAATGGGTCAGAGGATCAACTACCACCTGGGCGGACAGCAAAACCAGCTAAACGCAATTCAAGCCGAGATGGCAAGCCGGCAGAACGCGACAAATCAGTTGATGCAGCTTTACGGTCTTGGCAACGCAGAGCGCCAGCAACAGCTTAATCAGATGGGAATGTTCGCTGGCATGGACTTCGACCTGGAACGCGCTCGTCAACAGAATATGCAGAACATGGCGATGCTCCCCCTCCAGTACCTGATGACAATGGGCACCGGCACCACCAGCGGCGGTTATCGGCCTGCCAGTCCGGGCCCGAGCCCCTTCGCGCAAGCCGGCCTAAACATGGGTGCTCAGATGTTTGGAAACATGATGGGCGGTGGCGCGGTGCCTCAGCCGACCTATCCAATCTACAACTCAGCGTGATGGAGATTCGGCCCGCAGTCTTGGCAGATGTGGCAGCGGTAACGGATCTCATTCGATCCGCCTTCGACCTCATGCCTGCCGACCAGAAGATGCGCGAGGAAGCGACCGTGGCGCTCGCGTGCGGCGCAATCGCGCAGAACGAGCACCTTTTGCTGGCGACGGTTGGAGATGAAGTGGTCGGGGTCTGCTGCTGGGTGCCGTTCCCGGGCAACCGCCGATGGGTCATGGCAGCGGGAACCTTCGTTGACCCAGACCACCAACGGCAAGGGATCGGAGCAAAGCTCTACGATGCGGCGCTGCGCTATTTCACCGCGCTCGGGGCTGAGACCGTCCTTGCGTCGGTCAGCACCGCGAACACCGGAAGCATGAAACTTCTTGTCGAGGCCGGGTTTGAAGTAACCGGGCTCGAGATGACACGCCACCTGGGCGACCGGAGGTCCGATGGAGAGTGAGTTGCTCACCGCATTCCTCCTTGCGGCAGCCGTCGGCACCGTCGGAACGGCAGGGATCAAAACTCTCGTCAATGTGGCGAAGGGCGACTATCCCTGGGAAGACCCGCTGGGGTTTCTGAAAGATATCACGATCGACAGCGTTCCGGTGGTCGGCCCTTTGGTCGAGACCGCTACGGAAGGTGGCAACTGGGGGGTTGCGGCTGGCTCGTCGGTTCTGGGCGGACTGGGCTTGGCTGCCGGAACGTCCGCCGCTGTCGAGGCCAGCAAGGCCGGAGCGCAAGCTGGGGCCGAGGTTGCGAAGCAAGCCGCTACGACCGCGGGCGACGTGGCCGTGGAGGTCGGAGAAGAGGTCGCAAAGACCGGGACAGACCTGATCGGCACAGTCGGCGAGTCTGTCGGCACGAAGGTGGGGGAGTTTGTCACGACCCCTGCAGATTACGCCAAGGTTTCTCGGGGGCTCGCAGAGACTATCAATCGCCCAGCAGTAGAGGCATCCAAGGAGCTTTCCAGCACCCTCTCTGGGCTTCTCGGTGGCGAGGGGGCTTCCGCTACAGCAGGGGCCGCCGGAGGAGCGCCAGCCGTAGCGGAAGGAGCCGCGTCTGCGACCGCGCAGGCTACTGGGATGGCGGCGGCGCAGCCGGTTGCGCAGCCACCGTCGCTCTTTGAGAACGTCGTATCCCAAGTGAAGGCGTTTGACGACGTTGCGCTGGAAGTTGCCGACAGCGTCCCGTTCGGCAAGGACATATACGGAGTCTTGTCTGCTCCGATTCGCGGGCCGTACCAGAGTGCCTACAAAAGCGTGTACAGCGGCGCGTTCGATGCTGCGTCCGGTGGGCTCCCCATGCCGTCGATGCCCGCCCCGTCGATTGCGCCAGCAGCCGGAGGGATCCTCGACACTGCGCGGTACGCGATGTCGGGAGAGTTCGGGAATCAGGCTCGGCAGCTTGCGGCCCGTGCGGGCATGGGCGCGATCACCGATCCGCAACGCCCCGGGAGGGGAGCGGCGGTGGGGGCGGTCGGCAGCCTGGCAAGCTCTGCGGCGGGATATGGGTCGACGCTCTTGGGCGACCTCGCCCAGAATACGCGCCCAGCTTCCGACCCGCTCACCCCTGGAGCTCCGCCGGTCGCGCCGCAGTTCGGGTCGCAGCAAGCCTTGGAACAGAATGCGCTACGCGCCGGGATGAGGCAGTTCGCCTCAGACACCGCGTTTCGCACGGGGGTCCAAGGGGCGGGCATTCTGGCCCAAGGGCCGGTCACTCGCGCCCTCACGCCGCAGCAACCCATGCCCACACCCACTGACCCGTACGGTCGCGCAGCCTCTATGAGCTCACTGCCCGGGCGACGGAGATTTGTCTAGTGGGTCAGAGCAAGAAAATGCTCAAGCTCGGCGCGGCCACTCGTAGGCTTGCGCGGGGGGCGCTGAACCAGCAGCCGAACGAAAGCGGCGAGTACGCACCAGACCGCTTCCATTTGGACTACGCAGAGCCTGACTACGCCATCTTCGACACTTCGGGCGTGACGGAGGAAAACTGGAAAGACCTCTACCGTCGGATTGTGCGCCAGGAGGAGGGTGGCACCAGCAAGGAATACCGGCACGCCACTTACACAAAAGAGCGGCCCGTTTACAAAGCCTACAACGACTCGGTAGGAAAACTCACTGGAGGCGTTGGGCACCTGCTTCAGGGCCAAACACGCACAACGCTCAACGCCGAAGGGGAAGAGGTTGACTGGATAGACCCGGCAACAGGCAAGTCGCGAAAATGGCAAGTGGGCGATCCCGTGTCGCAGGAGCTTTCAGAAAAGTGGCTAGAGGAAGATCTACCCACATTTTCTGCCGCAGCAAAGGAGGTGTTGAGCAAGCATTGGGATGACCTCCCGGGTGAAGCCCGAGCCGCTTTTAGTGCGATGTTCTTCCAGCTTGGGAAAGCCAAGATCAAGAAAAAGTTTGTCAAGACGCTCAAAGCCTACAACGAGGACGACCTCGACCTTCGCAAAGTTGTCGCTAACCTTGCCGACTCGAAATGGGCGGCAGAAGATTCGACTAACAGATTTCTGCGCTTCGTCGACTACCTCGGGGTAGACACCGATGGGGAAGAAGTCGGTTATTCAAGTACTGCCTTCCTCGACGAGGACTCTCCGATGCCACAAAGCAACCTTACTCAGCTTGGTCAGTTGATCGCGCAACAGCGTAGAGAAAAACCGCCCAGCATCTTCGATGACATTGGCAATTTTATCAGCACCGGAGAGGACAATCTAAACGACTTCCTGCGCGAACTGACAGGGACATACAATCGCCCTCCCCAGCAATACCCAACCTCGCTCACGCAATACGCAGCCGGGATTCAGGGGCAAAAGCCCTCGTTCAATCCGATCTCTTCGCTGCTAGACGCGATTGAGTCTACCTCCAGTGGGCCGTTCATGGTTGGCGGCACGTCGCTGGACGAACTGCGCGGGACGGGGGCCTTCACCCCCATGACGGAGATGCCGACAAACCGCGCCATGTTCGAGCCTCTGATCCGCAACGAAAACCCGGCACTCGACTCTGTCTCTTCCGACTCGCCGCTAGGGAAATTCTCGATGAGCCTTGAGTTGCCCAGTCCGAGCACGATGGAGCAGGCCAAAGCTATCGGCGACTCGTTGCCGATGATCCGCGACCCGGAAGCGCCGGAGAGGATGACCAAGACGGTCAGCGATTTCGCCAACGCAGTCCTCGACCCGTACAGTTCGTTTGACCTCGAAATGAATCGCCCGTTTGAGGACGGCCCATCGGCGAAGTCCTCTCATGGCGAGGGCGAAGCAAGTGCGCTCCAAAGCGTGTTTGGTAACGTCGTACAGCAGGCTCAGAACAACGACTCGCCTGCCTACGGCATCGACACGCAGTCCTCTGCCGGACCCATGCCGTACCTGGACACGACGTTGTCAGCCCTGAAAGAAGTCTTGGGACTTCCCGTCCGGGTCGGGCTGAACCTTATCGACTCGACGCTGCTCCAGCCGTTGCAGGACGTTATGGGGCATCCGCTGTCCCAGGCGCGAGCGAACCATCAGGCGCAACTAGCTCGCATCCCCGGCGAGGTTCGGAATTCTCAGATCAAGGCCAATGCAATTCTGGAGATGATGTCGCCCGAACAGCAGGCTGAGTTTGAGCAGATGCTGTACCGCGCAGTGGGCGCGGCTGAGCCGCAGCCAAGCGTTGCGGTGGGACAGGGCGGTGCGGCGAGGCCGATCGGCTCTTGGTTGGAGCAGAACTTCCCGAAAGCCTACGAGGCGTATGTGGGCAGCGGAGTTTCCGAAGCAGACGAATACACGAACGCGCTCCAGAACGCCTTCGCCAAGGCCAATCAGTACGGGATCGATCCGAATCTGATCCAAGGGTTGCTCGCAAAACAAGGTCTGGCAAACAAAGCCCGGCAAACCCAGCAAAACAGCCAGAACGAGCAGCAGATCGAAATGCTGAAATTTATGATGGGCGCAGAGAAATCCGCAGCAGAGACAGCGAAACTCGAAGCCGAGACGGAGAACATCGCGAACATGAGAAGCCTAGCGGAGCGTAGACAAAAAACTGACGAGTTGGAGCTTGCTAACGAAATCGTGAACCGCCCAGCCCCCGGCAAAGAGCAAACTAAACTAGTCGCGAGGGGGCTCCTCGATCGGATCCTAGACGCTCAAGCAAAAGGCGAGGGGGTCACCCCCGAACTCGCCGGCGCGGCCAATGCGGCGCTAAAAGCACTTGGCTCAGACATCACTATCGACCCCGGCTCAAAGTCATCATGGCATTCGGGGTTCGACACCCCACCCTCGTTCACCTTCGGCCAGCAGTCACCTGCAATGCAGTTTGAGAACGCCGCCCGTCGCTAGTTATGGTCTCTCTCCCGCAAAATCTGGCTGCGCTACTGCCGCAGCCGGTTGGGCCAGCGGTCCCGCAGGCGGTCGGTCCACGGCCGAAGCCGCCACCGCTACCTGACCAGGGGCTGCCGTCGCTTGAAGAGATCTCTGCGGGACTGCCGGCGCTCGAGCAAATGTCTGCGCCACTGCCGACGCTTGAGCAGATGTCTGAGACCCTGCCGACGCTTGGGCAGCTAGCGGCAGGACTGGCCGCACCACAAGCAGCACCGCCAGACGACGAATTTCTGGCTCTCACAAAGAAGCTGGGCTTTGGCCCCGAGCGGCTGACGGAGGTGCGGCAAGGCGTCGAAACGTGGCTTGCAGGCCCGCCCGAACTGCAAAAGCACAAGAAGAACCAAAGCTACGCCAAGGTCTATTTGCAGAGCCGGGAAGTCCCTGCGGACATTGCCGACGCGATCGTTGCGTTTCAGTACGGGGACAAGGCCGGGCCGAACACCTGGGGTGGCCTGGGCGCGGGGCTGGCCGCAGCACTCGGCACGGGGGCGCTCGCTACCGCAGCGGCAGGATCCGCGCCTGCCTCAATCCCGGCTGCGCTGACGTTCCTCGGCGCAAACCTCCTGGGCGGCGCTGCATTTCGGGAGACGGCGAACTGGTACGACGATCTGCCCAACGTCTTCGACGCCATCTTCGGCGACGACACCGACATGGCCGAATACCAGAGGACCAACGTACATACGCCGACCGATATTATCATGGACGCGGCGTTCCCCTACGTCGCTCGCGGCGCGGGACAGCTCATGCGAGGCGTCGGCAGCATGATGAAGGGAGAAGCTGCGGCGCGGAAGGTGCTCGAGAAAACCTCGACTACCGGAGCCTTGACCCGGTCGATGGGGGGAATCATCGAAGACACCGCAGCCCGGCGCGATGCAATTCAGGAATTGCTAAGTCGCGGACCGAGCCTTGCGGGCCCAGAAGGCCCCGGCCTGGGGCAGATGACGGGCGCAAGCGAGGGGATGGGCTTTGCGCTCGACGGGCTTGAGCTTGCGAAGAATATTCTGCCGTCGCAACTGTTCAGGCCAATCAGGGTTTTGATGAACTCGGACGACCAACTATCGCGCATGATCGGTCGGCAACTTCTAAGTTCCAACCTGATCCGCTCGAGGATGGACATCGTCTACCCTCAGACCTACTTCGGCCCGCAATTCAATCGGGCTCTGGAATCCAGCGCACCCAAGGGGCTCAAAGGAAAGGCTCTGAAAGCGTGGCGGCAGACCCAAGAGAAGAAGCTGATCGACTCTGGTTACGGGATCATGGGGCGCACCCCCGCCGAGGTCGGGGCAGAGTTCCCGGAACTCTACCGGGTCAAATTGCATCACGATGCGATGATGTCCGAGGTTGCCGAACTGAAACGCGCAGCCGGAGTCAAGCAAACGACTCTGTCCGGTGAAGTTGTAGATTTCACCGCACAGCCAGACTACGTCCCGAGCATCATCCGCAAGGACTTCCGAGAAGTGCTGCTCGAGTTGATCGACAAGGCAGAAGGCACCCCAGAGTACCAGAGGCACGTCGATTGGTTGCTCCAGAAGGGGATGCCCTCGGCCCAAATAAAACAGTTCAAGGCCGCGATGGCTGGGGCTCCGACTCGGGTGAAGGGGCTCACGCAGCAGTCGAGGCTCTACGACGAGGCCGGGAATCCGCTTCTCCCCAACGAGTTCTACGAGCCAAACCTGGAGAAGATCGTAGCGTCGGTCAACGGTCGAGACGACGCCCTGATTGCCAACGCGGCTGCGTTCGGCAGCGACGTAGTAGAACAGGTCGCGCTCGGTGGCGGCACCGCCGGCAAAAGCACTGCGCCCAAAATGATCGTGCAGGCGCTCGGTCACACTGCGGAGCGAGGGCTCACTCAGGAGCACCTTGCGATTCAAACTGTGGCACGCGAACTGTTTGCGCCCGAAGCCGGACTGGGACGGCGCGGCACGAAGGCTGTTCGGCAGTTTTTCCAAAACACTATGTTGACGGCCAACGCTCCGCTTCAGGCCGCTGAGATTGCGAAGGCGACCGCCTACGGGCTCGACGGGCCCAGTGCGATGGCGATCGGTGGCAAGCTCCTACCGGCCTACACCGACTACCTGGGCGCTCGAGTCTCAGATGCTTCGGGCGCTGCGGAGAGTGGGCTTGGAGTCCTGCTTCAGCTTGCCGAGAACAGAGGACTTCAGAAGCAAGTCCTGGGCACCCGGGGGTTTGCTCACGCCATGTCGAAGCTGCACCCGACGTACATGGCGACGGAGGCTGACTCGTTCGCTCGACGGATCTCGTCGACCACCGCAATTGGCACGGTACATTCTTTGGCTCGCGAGGCGGGCAAGGGGACGAAGCCCAACGCGGCAATGCTGAAGTACGCCAGCGAGATATTTGACGATACGCTTGCAGGCGAAGAGGCGTGGAGGCGTTTGCGAGATATGTGGCAGCGCCGCGTCTCGCACGTCTTCGAGGGAGACACCATCGATCTACTCCCCGAGAGAGATCTGCTCGACGCCGTGCAGACTCTTGTCGGTCGGTTCCACTACCGCACGCAACCGGGAGAGATCGCAAACGTGCTGCGGACCTCGGTCGGGTCGATTGCCCTTCAGTTCCGCTCCTTCATGGTGCAGGCCGGCATTCAGTTCCACAAAGACGTGTTCCGGCCTTTGCTTATCGACGGGCCGAAAGTACTGGCTCGCACCGGAGACGCATCGCTCATGCACCTGGGCCTCACCCGCTTAATCCGCATGGCCGGGCACCAGCTTCCGCTCTCGTATTTGTCGTCGATCGTGCGGATGGGGATGAAAGGTGAGATTTCCGAGGCCGACTCTGAGCGTTTGAGCGAGAAAGCCATTAGCGAGTTCTTCGGTTCGACGGCGGGTCTCCCAGGTGCGGCGGCGCATGAGATGCTGCTCGGCCAGGGATCGATTCGTCGACTGGCAACCACCGCCCCCGGCCTGGGCTTTACTCAAAGCGCCGTCAGCAAGATCTACGGTGGGCTGACCGGAGACCGCCCGCCCATCGATGCCCTGCTCGGAGCCAACGCGCTCGTCGGAGGCGTCTACCCTCGAGCCAAGCTCGCCCTCGACCCTATCCTTGGGGCGTTGCGGGAGGAGAAGAAATGAAGAAGCGTCCAGCACCAAAACCAAAGCCGAAGCCTCGACCGAAGAAGAAACCGTGCGGGTGCAAGCACCGGAAGTGACTCGTGACTCTCAGAGAGAAGCAAAGCCTTTTCGCGCAGCACGTTGCGCGACTTATCGATCGAGCGTTTGAGCTTGGTTTCGAGGTGACGTTTGGCGAGACGTGGCGCTCGCCAGAGCAGAGCCGGCTCAACGCCCAGCGGGGCATGGGCATCGCTCGGTCCCTGCACGGCGACCGGCTCGCGATCGACCTCAATCTGTTTCGCGACGGGAAGTACCTGACCGAGAGCGAAGACCACCGGCCCCTGGGGGAGTGGTGGGAACAACAGCATGAACTTGCGCGGTGGGGCGGGGCCTTTGGCGATGGGAACCACTACTCGTTCCTGCATGAGGGCCGGAAATGATCCGACTGCTGCATGAAGTCCTCGACCCTATCGCTACCGGCATCCTGCTGGCAGTCTGTGTCGGAATCTGGCGCGAAGTGCGAGAAATCAAATCGTGCCGCCGACGATAACCAAAATGAGCATTGACGTGATTCAGGACGCGATTACTGGGGTGGCGGGGGCTCTAATTGTCTGGGCCATCCACGCCGTGCGCCGCGCAATCGTGGGCTTGCTCGAGACGCTTCGTGAGCATGAGCGCCGGCTGGACCGAATCGAAGACAGGGTACGGAGGATCTCTGATGGCGGGTAAGAAGAGCGTCTCGCTCTCGCTCGGGCGCGGAGAGAAGTCCAGGAAGGGTGGGCTCACGGCTAAAGGCCGCGCAAAATACAACCGCGCCACCGGGTCGAAGCTCAAAGCGCCCCAACCGGGGGGTGGCCCGCGCAAGCGCAGCTTCTGCGCTAGGATGTCGGGAATGCCCGGGCCGATGAAAAAACCGAACGGCGAGCCCACCCGCAAAGCGCTGGCTCTGCGCCGCTGGAAGTGCTGATGGAATTCATGCCCATCCGACCGCGCCCTATCGTCGAGTGGCGCGAGGACGGGACGTGGAAGCTCCTACGCACCTTCACGCTGGGAGACATCTCCGTTCCCGCCGACTTCGTTTTCGACGGCGCGTCGGTGCCACGACTGCTTTGGCCCTACGCGGATCAGGAAGGCCCCGCCTTCGGGGCGGCAGTGATTCACGATTACGAGTACAGCACGCACCCCGGAACCCGGAAGGAAGCCGACGACCGCTTCTTCGACAACCTCCGCCGCTACGGGATCCGGAGGAGCAAAGCGTGGGTCATGTGGTTGGCGGTCAGGTCTGCGGGTTGGGCGTCTTGGTGACGCCGTATGCCCACTCTTCGCTGTCGTCGCTTAGTCCGTCGAGTTCTGCCGACCAGACCTCACGATTGAGAAGCCACGGGACTTCCGGCGGCTGTCCGGAGGTCCACGCCTTGTTGCGCCACCGGACAAAATTGCCGGGCAGCGCGGCGAAGTTCCCCTCGTCAAGCTCAATAACGTGCGCCGCCTTGTGTCCGAACGCTCCTGCCCCGTCGGCGTAGTCCGACCCGTGCCAATCGATCGTGGTGATGTACTGCCCGGGCAGGTGCTCGTCACCGACCTTGGCCTCGACGCGGCACTCCGCAAGAAGGTCGAATTCATGCACGCTCACGTTCGCGCCAAAACAGTTCCAGACTTGAAGCTCATGTAGCGGTCGGCGCGGAGCGTCTGGGGAGTGGCAGAGCGCGTGGATCGGAAGCCGCCACCAGACAGCCCCCCAATCCGTCAGGACATGAAAGCCCAGCGCACGACCGGGCACGGCGGCGACCCCGAACACCACCACCTTCTCAAACTTATCGGCAAAAGCGGGGTCGCCTTGGCGAAAAAAGTCAGCCCGAGCCAGACACTCGGTCGCGGGGAAATCGGCGTTTAGCATTAGAAAACTGACGCTGCGGTCTGAGCCAGGGAGAGCCCGAGGTTCGCAAAGTAACCGACCAGCGTGCGCTTGCGCTCGATCTCCTTCTCGATGCACTCCGTCACGATCGGCCGGATATCTGCCGCGCACGGCCCCGGGTCGCAGTAGATCGTCTCACATTTCCACCGTGCGGTTGTGGCGCAGCCGACAATCAGCGTGGCGCTAACTATCAAAGCGCAGTTGATGGCGCAGCGTAAGATACATGAGTAAGCGTGTCGCCGCGTGTGCAACATGGTCCTCTCCCGTGGCTTCCCCAAGGTCCATGCCCTCGAGAACAAAACTACTAATGTGCTCTTCGGCGTGCTCGAAGTGCTCGCTCAGGCTTTGCCGCCTCCACTCGTCGGGCTCATGCGTGTCCTGGCCCTTCCGTAGCGTTTTTTCGATGTCACGCAGACCGTCGCTCACCATATTGAGTAGGAGTTTTTCAGACATCTCTCTCGAATTCGACATCGGAGTATTCCTGCCAAAGCTGTCTGCGCAGCCTTCTGTGCGGCCTGCGACGGAGTTGCGGGATGAGCGTGGTGGTTTCGGTGCAAAGTCGGATAAGGTGCTCTGCAAGCCGGTCGGGCGGCTCGCGGAAACGTAGGTGTTGGCACAGTTCAAAAAACGAGAACCCAGGCGGAGCGTCCGCACCGCGAAACCAATACTTCGCTTGCGAGGCGAGGGGCTCATGGCCCAGTCGAAGGCAATGCAGAGCGTCTTCAAGTACCGCGAGCAAGAGCATCTGCTCTGGGGTATTCCTGGGCTCCCAATAGAGGAGGTCATCGAAGCTCTGCGCTCCAAAGGTCAGAGAGCGTTCCGTATCGCTCGCCTTCGGCGGCTCCGATGCCCCCAATAACCTGGATGGGTCTTGCCTCTTCCTCGGCCTGCCCCTCCGTGGGCGCTTGGCCGACTTCATAAATCGTGGGTCGCCAAGACGCACGGTCCACTCTCCTCTTGTAACTACGCCACCCGATCACCAGGATCCGACGTGGGCCGGCCAGCCACGGGGGCGTATTAGGATGCTCGATGATTTTCGTGATGCGGCTCTGTACGTTGCCGGTCGAGGTGGCCTGCACGCCCCAGGTGGTATCCCCGTCGATCGCAATCAGATCGATAAACCCGAACAGGTCCAGCCTCCTGCGGGTCTGCGGAATCCACCGCTCGACGACGGCGGCTTCGATCCCCCTTCCGCGTAACCAAACGAGCGTGCGGGCGGTCGGAGTCAGAGCCACCGCTCGACCTCGTCACGCTCGTCGCAGTGCGACCGCCAAAGATCCAGACGGCGCAAGAACTCTCGACGCCCCTCGTACAGGTCATGTTTGACGCCTTGCGCGACCCCGTCGCCGCTCAGGTACAAAATCCAAGCCGCATCGATCTTGAGATCGTTGTCCCGGTTGAAGGCATTCTGATAGGCCCAGAGTTGAGCGCCATGCTCGCGGCGCACCGCAAACTTCTTTGCAGCGGTGCTCTTCAGGTCAATGATGACGACGCGGCCGTCGGGCAGCTTGGCGATCCGGTCGATCGTGCCTCCGTAGCGCGTGCCGTTCGCCTCTCCCCAAACCGGCTTCTCGATCGCGATAAAAGTAGGCTGGACACGCCCGAGCCATCGCCGGTAGGCGACGAGGTAGGGAAGGAGCGGGCTGCCGACCCGCTCGAGCCTCGACCACTCGGCGTCGGGTAATTCGCCGCGATCGTAGGCTTCGGTCCACTCATGAACTCGAGAGCCTCGGTAGGCGTAAGGCGCGGCGCTCGGAGGTAGCCCGGAGGGGTTCAGGATGTTGCTGCACCGGGGGATCTCGGTCGCACCCTCGACGTTTGCGAGCCAATACCGCTCGTCGAGGAAGTAGAGGTTAGAGACACAGCCCAAGTGCCACCCCCGCTACGACCCCGAACAGGACCGCCTGCGCCGTCTCCCAGACCCGATCGGGGACGTGCTCGAGCCAGACCACCCCGCCCTCGTCCACCATCAGCTTTTGGCTCGGGCGCTTCCTACGGGCCCGCTCGACGTGGAGATAGCGCAAGTTACTCTTCGCCACGGTGACCCCCGTAGAGTTCCTCCCGGACGAGACCGTTCAGGATGGCGTCCCGGATCGACGGGACGCTCGCGACTCGGATGAACCTTCGCCCTCGCGTGCCGCGCCGGCGGAGCCACCGACCCAGATCCTCCGGGGGCAGGCCGACCGAATCGCAGACCGCGCAAAGATGCGCGATTTCCTTCGGCCCGACGTAAGGGTTTTCGGGGTGGGGGTCGGGGTCGGGAGCGGGACGCGTGTCCGCTTCGACGGCTTTCGTCGGCAGGCGAGGGAAGTCCGCCTCGGCCTGCGCCATAGCCTCTGCCAGCGCATTATACAGTTTCATCGCACCACAATGCAGGAAAATGCAATGCGATGCAAAACGCGCAACTTATTTTACGCGGCGTAAGGCTGATTTTGAATTGAAATCAAAGCGTTACGCGCCGCATAATGCGACCATGTCAGTCAAGCGTCGTAACTCTGCGCCGAATCGCCCCGAACTCTTCCCGCTCAAAGAACAGCGTTACGATCAGGCGCACCAAGCCACTCCGGGTTCGTCCAGTTCTTTCCGCCGCAGCTTCCAGTTCGTCCCAGATTTCGTCGCTAAAGCTCACAGGCAACTGCTTGCGCTGCACCGTCTCTCTTTTCTTCGCTCGAGCCATCTGGCTTCCCTCCTTGTTCGCTTCGATGCGTCGACCGCACCGTTGAGTCGAGACCGGGAAAATCGCAAAAGATTCGTCTGCCTTTGGACTGCCGCGATCGGTGAAATCCCCGTCGCGCTTCTGACGGTGGAGATTGTGCAGAACTGCCTTGGATCGTGGACCGACGTTTCGCCTGCCACAAGGAATCGCCGGCTGGCTTTCTTGCGCCGTGCGCTGACCTGGGCAGTGGAGAACGGCGAGATCGAACGGTCGCCGCTTCAGTCCATGAAATTCGAGCCAGAGCCGCTAACGCGAGAGCGCGTCCTGTCGCCCGACGAAGAGTCCAGACTCTGCGCGGCGCTCGGTCGGTCTGCGCCGACCGCAAAACTCCTGCTCTACACCGGGCTGCGGGCCGGAGAGGCTTTCGATTTGCGCTGGTCGGACGTGACCGAAAGGGCGGTTTTTGTGCGCCGGTCCAAATCGGGGAGGTCCAGATCGGTGCCGCTCTGCGCCGAGGCCGCGCAGGCTCTAACTGCTTTGCCCAGAGCCGGCGCGGGGGTTTTAACCCAAGGGAGCCCACGCTGGGCTCGAGCGAACTGGGGCAGGCGCGTCCTGCGCCCTGCCGCAGACGGCCTCGGGCTGCATGACGTGTCCATGCACACCTTTCGCCACACCTTTGCGTCGAGATTGGTCGCGACGGGTGTGCCGATTGCCGCCGTGCAGGTTCTGCTGGGCCACAGGCACATCTCCACAACCATGCGATACACGCACTTCGACCAAGGTTTTTTGCACTCGCAAGTCTCCAAACTTGACAGCCGCTGACTCTGTCGTCATCCATAGTGTTCTCTTCTTAGGGTGAGTGACGGGACTTGAACCCGCGACCCCCGGAGCCACAAACCGGGGGTCAGGGGAGGTCCAATGGAGGCTGTGTGTCGGTGTGGTGGAGATGCGACGGTTGCGCGGCGAAGGTCGCGCAGAAGGAGAAATACGAAGACCCGCCCGAGGGGTGGGAGGGTTTTGCTCGCAGGACGACGTCCTACGAGGAGCTACACCTCTGCGGCGCGTGCGTTGCCACGATCGGACAGAGCGTCCCACGGCCCATTGCCCCGACTAGCTGATGCTCCGGGCGGCGCTCGACCTAGTCGAGCACGGGGTGTCCGTCATCGCGCTGCGGCCCCGGGGCAAGCTGCCTCGGGCCGACAGCCACGGGTGGAACGACGCCTCGACGGATGTGGATGTGGTGCGGAGGTGGTGGGGGGACGAGCCCGACGGCAACGTCGGCATCGTCACGGGCCTACCGGGCGGGCTCATCGTCGTAGACGTGGACTCCTACAAGGGGTCCACCGCCGACGATCTAGCCCGTCTGGTCGGCTCGGATTTGAGCGGCTGCGTGGCGATTACCGGTCGCGGGGGGCGGCACTACTACTACCGCCTGCCGCCCGGCGAGACTCGTAGAAGCACGGCGCTCGAAGCCATCGACGTGAAGGCGCAGGGCGGCTACGTCCTTGCCCCGCCGTCGATCGTGCGGGGTGGCGACAACCGCCGCCTGCACTACTCCTGGGCCCCTGACTCCCTGATGCCCTGGGACGCCCCGCCCGCGCCCGCTTCGCTGCTATCACTAGCCGCAACACCAGAGCCCTCGATCGACCAGGCGGGCGGCAAGCGGCACGAAATTCTGATCCGCAGCCCGGAGTACGCACTACTCCTAAGAGCAGGCATGGTGCTGCGGCTCGACGAGGACAAAGGCGAGGCCGCAGCAAAAGCGTTGGTCCCCTGCCCCCGCGCCCATGAGCACGGCACAGACACGAAGCCGACCCATAGCTTCCTGTTCGTCACAGACGACGGGAAGGTAGCCTTCCAGTGCCACCACGGCTCTTGCGCGTCGATCTTCTCCCGCATGGACGAGCTTCTGCGGATCGCCGGACAGCGAGTTGCCAGTGCAGAGGACGTAGTGCCGTTTGAGGTGCCCCCGGTCGAGCCCAGCGTCGAGAGGGATCCCGGCGAGGATACTGAGGAGGAAGAAGAAGAGCCCGGGCTGTATGTGCCAATCACCCGGCTGGTCCTGCCCGAGGCCGAGCCCTACCTGTGGAAGGGATACATCGCGCCCGGCGCTCTCACGATCTTGCACGCGCCCCCGAAAGCCGGGAAGACGACGCTCCTCGCCTACCTGTGCCGCGCAATGCATGAAGGCGCAGTCGAGTTTTTGGGGACGCCAATCGCCTCTACGCCTGTGCTGTTTTGCTCCGAGGAGGGTGAGCAGAATTGGATACAGCGGCGCGAGGATATCGGCCTGGGGTCGAGCTTCTACGTCTATGCCCGCCCGCACTTCGGAATCTGGCCCGAATGGGAAATGCACCTCGACACGGTGCTGCTCGAGGCAGAGCGGGCCCGAGCGCAAATGGTGGTCTTCGACACCTCGACCGGCATCGCGCCAATCGAGAACGAAAACGATAACGCGGAGATGGTGCGGTTCGCGAAGTCCCTCGCAAGGCTGACCAATCGTGGGCTTGCCGTAGTGCTCACAGCGCACAGCAAGAAGGACTCCGACGCCGGGGGGGTCGGCGCGATGCGCGGGGCAAGCTCGTTCGCGGGGGCGGCGGACGTGATTATGCAGTTCTCTTCGCCCGGCGACAGCGAAGACACGCGCCGCACGATCCAAGCTACAGGCCGCCTTCCCGACACCGTCGCGGTCCTGCAAGCGGACTTCGATGCGGGCGAGTGGGTGGTGCGCAGTCGTAAGCACTCACCGCTGCGCGAGAAGCAGATCCGCACGGTGCTCGAAGCGTTTGCCACGCCGGCTACGCCCGAAGAGGCTTTCGCTCTTGCGAAGTCGCAGATGCGCCTATCACGGCGGCTCTTCGACGACACCGTTCGCGAACATCGTATCCTGCGCGTCCTTTTGACCGAGGGGGACGCGCTCTGGCTCGACAGGAAGGAGGCCGCCTCGCAGCAACTTTTATAGCCGGACCTGAAGCTGAAACTTTCAACGCAACTCAAACAGAGGAATCAAACACAAATGGACATCAAACAGGCATTTCCCGGGACGTATTTCAAAGCCGCTGACTTCGGGGACAAGGAAGAAATGTTCGTCATCGCCGACGGGGCGATGGAGACGCTGGCGGACGGGGAAAAGAAGTTCGTTCTCCGTTTCGAGGAGTGCCAGCAGGCACTCATCTGCAACAAGACCAACGCGTTCGCGCTGGCCGAAGCGTTCGGCGACGAGACAGAGCAGTGGGTCGGCAAGACGATCGTCCTTTATTCGGCTCGCGTGCAGGGCCCGGGCGGTCTCACCAACGGGGTCAGGATCAAGATCCCGTGACCGACCTCGAGATCGCCGAGGCTCTGGGTGGTCAAGTGGTAGAGGAGGGGGTTTCGGCCCCCTCCCCCGCCACCTGGGCGCAGGGGAAGGCGGCGCTGGCAGAGTTCCGCCGAAGCGTTCGGCGCGACGCAGCGCAGGGCCGCGCAGACGTACACTGGCAACCGGGCCAATGCACAAGATGTCTGGCCGATAGCCCGGACCGAACGGTTGTGGCCTTCATCTGCGACGCTTGTTGCGTTGCGTTGCCCGCTGTATAATGCAGATCATGAAACGCAACGCGAAACATTGTGCGTACTGTGCGGGGCCGATCGGGCCCGGGCGAAGGCCACAGGCGCGGTTCTGCTCCGCCAATTGTCGGGTCCGATCGCACCGGGGAGCGCCGCTGCCGAAGTCCAACAGGACTTGTCGACACTGCAAGGTGCCCTTAGTCGAAGGGGCGAGGAGCAGTCAGAGGTACTGCGGTGCCGGGTGCCGAATCAAGGCGCACCGCCGCCGCAAGTCGCCAGAGGCGCGAGCAAAGCTCGCGCAGCAACGCACCGAGGCATCGAGGAGATACCGTGCCCGCAAAAAAGAAGTCCGCGAAATACTACGCAGCCAACCCAGAAGCGCGAGCAAAGAAGAACGCCTACCAGCGCCAGCTCAACAAGAAGCCGAGCGTTAAAGCCGCCAGCCAGGAGCGATGGACGGAGCGCCGGCGGCGCGGCATCGCAGGCAAAGGCGGACCGGACCTGAGCCATACCAAGTCAGGGAGGATGGTCCTCGAGGCCCCGTCCCGTAACCGGGCCCGGCAGGGAGCCGGAGGGAGACCGAAGAAGAAGTGATCTTCGGCTCTGTCTGTAGCGGGATCGAGGCTGCGAGCGTGGCGTGGCAGCCTCTAGGCTGGCGTGCGGCATTCCTGTCCGAGATCGACCCTTTCCCGAGGGCGGTCCTCCAGCACCACTACCCGGACGTGCCTCTTCGCGGGGACTTCCGCGAAATTGAAGAAGGAGACCATGACGCAATTGAACTTCTGGTTGGAGGAACGCCCTGTCAATCGTTTAGCGTCGCCGGACTCCGAGGAGGATTGGCTGACGAACGTGGCAACCTGGCGCTCGAGTATCTCCGGCTTGCTTCGAGACTACGGCCTCGGTGGATCCTCTGGGAAAACGTCCCTGGGGTTCTGTCATCGGGAAGAGGACGGGACTTTGGTTCCTTTGTCGGGGCGCTGGGCGAACTCGGGTATGGGTTCGCCTACAGAGTGCTGGACGCTCAATTCGTGCGAGTGGACGGTTACCCTCGCGCCGTCCCGCAGCGACGGAGGCGTGTCTTCGTTGTTGGACATTCTGGAGACTGGCGACGTGCCGCAGCGGTACTTTTTGAGTCCTCGCGCAGCGGCGGGCATCCTCCGCCGCGCCGAGCGGCGAAGCAGCAAGATGCCGGAGTTTCTTCTGAGGGCACTGCGCGAGGTGACCAAGCGTGCGTAGCCGTCTCGCACGATCCCGCAGTTACACTGTGCGCGAGAGATGCCAAAGGGCCTCTCCCGGAAAATTCCTTGAGCACGGTCGTTGTGTTATGCCATGCGTTCGACGCTCGGCAATCTGACGTGGTTCAATATGGACCGATCAGCGGCCCGCTGGATACGGACGGACACTCCATGGCCTTGCAGAACGGAGACGCCGTGCGCCGACTTACTCCACGCGAGTGCGAACGGCTTCAAGGGTTTCCGGACGACTACACCCGGATTGCTTGGCGCGGAAGGAAGCCCGACGACTGCCCGGATGGCCCGAGGTACAAAGCCCTCGGAAACTCGATGGCTTGCAACGTGGTGCGCTGGATTGGTCGGCGCATAGAGGAGGTAGAGCGCCATGTCTGATCAGATCCACCCCGATCCTGACCCTGACCTGTCTTCCTGGATATGCCGGCTCTGTTCGGTGCAACTCCAAAGGCACACGGCAGGCCGCGACCCCGACCTGTGCAGGGCCTGCGACTTACAGACCCGCATGGAAAACGCCCGCGAGCGGGGAGCCTGGGGGCGGCCCCGGAAATGGGACCGCTACCCCTAAGCTCTCCCTACCCTTTTCCGCACTGCGGGCAGACCAGCGGCCATTCCTCCGGCAGATCCTCGTCCAAAATAATCACGCCGCACCAGCGGCACCCGAAATCCGAATCGTGGAACCCCGGCTTGCGTGGCTCCGGTTTCTGTTTGTCAGCCTCTTCGGCCATGTCTGATCCTCCATGTCTGATCACTAGCCGCCTACTCCGCCCCGCACCTGGGACAAACAGGCGGTAGTTCGTTTTCGTCCCCGCTAAGAACGGGGAAACCGCAAATGCGACACTGCCAGTCGCAGCCGCCGTCCTCCGGGCAGTTGCTGCCCGCCTCGCTACTCTGCCTCTCTCGCAACCCTCGACCCATTGCTGGGAATCCTCGTCTGCTTTTATATGGGCCTGTCTTCACTCACACAGATTGTAGACGGACAAGCAGGCGGGCGTCGTTGCCAGGGGCAATTGCTCGACTTGTGTGCGCCGAACGTACTCGCACACGTCTTTAGCGGTAGGCATGGGCACAACCTCGCCGGTCGACCTTTTCCTGTGCCTGCCCGTGCAAAAACGGTCGGGGATCTTGCCAGGAGCGAAGAAAGTGAAGCAATACCCTTCGTCCCGCACCTTGTCCGCGTGCTTGCCCTGTGTGTTTACGAAATTTTCCAGCGCAACTAACCGATCCTCAAGCGTCGGATCTGAAATGAGAAGCGCCTTCAACTCGCGCAGGGAGACCATTATGCACGGAGCACAACCCACCCGTCCCGCGTTCTGCAAATAGAGAGGGTTTGGCTTGACGCCGTGGCGTTTGTGGATCGCGAAAACCTCGTCAGCCGACCAGTTAAAGATGGGACGCTCGATGCGGTAGCCGCCGCCTTCGTCGGACCAGTCCGATTTCGTCATCTTGGATCGGCGCAGAGACTCGTCCGCTCTGATCCCCTGGTAAACGGTTATGTCTCCGTCGTCGAGCGTTTCAAGGTAGGAGTGGAGCGGCTCGATCTTGAGAGCCTCGGTGCAAAATCGTCTAAGGCGTGATGGAAACGACCCTTTGCTCCGGATGAGGTCCACCATACCGTTCGGATATTTGGGGTTCTTCAAGACGATTAGGCGACCTGCGAAAACCGTCTGATTTATGTATTTGATATACTCTTCCGTTTCTGGGTGCTCCCAGCCCGTATCACAATGCACAGGCCTAAAATCGATGCCCTGCTCGATGAGCCAGAGGGCTACGGCGGTGCTATCTTTGCCCCCACTAAAACTCGCAATATTTATCAATTTCTTCTCCTTTCTGGCTCGCAAAACTACCGCGCCATGTCTGATCAAAAGCCGCGCCATGTCTGATCTCACCAGCCGCGCCCCGGGCCCGAGCGGAATGCTCGAGCCCGGGGGCGATGCTTGCCTAGAACTTCATCTCCCGGGCGATACGCTCGTCCGACCAGCCGGCCTCGCGCAGAGCCGATTCGCACGTCTCGCGCCAATTTGCCCCATCCA